GCCCTGAGTATCTTTAGATAACAGTTTGGTTCGGGTGGCTCCTCTCTCTCATCATCTTAAACGCCACCCGAATCACTTCTCTCAATGAGGTTTTGTGATGAGATATGTGATGTGTGTAAACACTTGAAATCATTGGGAATAAAAGGGGGGTTGACAAACCCCCCTTTTTCATGTATAGTATATAAGTAAGATGAGTTGAAAGAGAAGGAATAAAAAAATGAATGTTGTTGAAATGAGAGAAATTGTTGCTGAAGAAGTTGACTTCATGTTTCGTGATGTGATCGAAGGTGGTCATGGTATCGGTACTGGTGACATTACTGCCTGTATGAACGCTTGTGTTCCTGCTGTGAATGGTCGGTTTGCGATTGATCTTGGTTTAATGCGAGACATGATCCACAATGCGATTTGTGAATTAGAAGAAGAGGTTATGGTATAATGGGAAACAATACTTTTGAGACTTGGGCTTGTGGAATTTTGTGGATAATCGCAATGACTGCATTACCTATTTTGTTGATTTGGTAATGAAACAAGTAGTTCTAAAAGGTAAATCACGACATGGTAAGAACCGTATTCAACAACACGGTTCTCTATGGTTTGTTGAGGAACTTGCAAAGTTTCGTGGTCAAGACGCTATGTTGTTACGTTCTGAGAATAAAACAGACAAAGGTGGATTTGATGGGCGTTGGGTATTGTTGAAAGACGATCCAGACTTTTTATTTTTTCACTAGGAGATTAATATGAACACACTTGAAATCAAAGGTGGTCGAAAAGACCAAAGAGAGATGGCACACAGGGTTGTCGGGTTTATGATTAACACTATGATGCCTCGTATGCGTACTCTGGATATTGAAGTTGAGTTTGTAAATATCAAAAGTGATGCCGTTGGATTTTGTATGGAAGGTGAAAACAATCGTCAGTTTTTTATTGAAATTGACAAGAAACAAAATCTCAAAGACATAGTTACTACACTTTGCCATGAGATGGTTCATGTGAAACAATATGCTCGTAAAGAGATGGATAATGGCCAGACCAATGGTCGTGCCAGATGGAAGTCAAAGTCTATTCCTATGGATACAAACTACTATGACTTACCTTGGGAAAAGGAAGCGTATCGTATGCAAGACAAACTTGCCGATATGTGTTGGGAGAATAATATTTTATGATTAGTTTAGAACAATTATTAGTACTTGTTGGTATTGCTTCGGCATCAGAAGTTCCAGTTGAAACATTTAACGTCACAGAAGAATATAATTTACAAGAAAATACACAACTTTACTATATTAATCCAGATGAATTAACTTGTCTTGCAGACAATATTTATTTTGAAGCAAGAAATCAAGGTACTGCTGGGTGGCAAGCAGTTGCTGCAGTAACTCTCAATAGAGTAAAAGACCCAAGGTTTCCTAATACTGTGTGTGAGGTTGTTAAACAAGGCCCTACAAGAAAGTCGTGGAAAAACGATGGTACTTATTATCCTATAAGGCATAGATGTCAGTTCTCTTGGTACTGTGATGGTATGGCTGATAAGATACATCCAAAAGATGAAAACATATATAAAAGAATTAAAGACCTTGCAGAACTTGCAATGATCCCTACAGTTAACTTACTAGATATAACTGATGGTGCAACTCACTATCACGCAGATTATGTATTACCAGATTGGGCTGCAACTAAAACTAGAACTGTCGAAATTGGTGATCACATTTTTTATAGGTGGGAAGAGTAATGGAAGTAATAAAAGATTTTTTACCAGAGGATATGTTCAAAGAATTTTACGATGTGTATACTGGATATAACAGGGTGCGTTGGGCATATCACAATCAAGCAAATAGTGAATCAAGTGACCTTGGTAATTTTCAATTTATTAATTTATTATATGATGCTAGATTTGAAGAAATGGAAGTTGACGTTCAGACACTTGCTTTATTGCAACACTTACCAAATGGTTTCAAATCGGTAATTCGTTCTAAGGCAAATCTCTTTACGATTAGAGATGAACCTATAGAGTATGGTTGGCACGTTGATACTGATATTGATAATTTTAAAACTTTGTTATATTACATTAACACAAACAATGGTGGTACTGCATTTGAAACTGGTGAGTTTGTAAAGTCAGAACAGAATACTGCTGTAGTTGTAGATGGTAATATACCTCATCAATCGGTTGGTCAAACTGATACAAACGTGAGGCTTCTTATCAATATTAATTATCTGGAAACTTAGTCATGTCTAGTTATGATGACAAACGATTAAGAGAGATACAAAATAAGTTAGTTAAACACATACAGAACAATCTTAAAGAAGACGAAGATTTTATGTTAATGGCAACGATGTTACTAAAACATAGTATGGTTCTATATAAAACATTTTTAGATGACGAACAGATTCGTAAGATGTTGGTTCACGTTGGCAAAACATTAAGTGATGATGCACATGACATCAATAAATATGTGGATAGTGATGGATCACCACCCACATTACATTAATGAGTAAAAGTATGAATGATAATATAGTATCACTTGCAGACTTGATAGAACAACGGCTTCGTAAACAACAAGAGTTGGATTTTTACAAAGAATCACTTGAACAGTTACAGAAAAAGATTTCCGTGTTAGGTAAAGAGGTAGACATTACCACACTAATCATTGATATGATTGAGGGCGAAAGAGTCTTGACACTAGACGAAAAGCGTGGTAATATATTATTACTGAATGATAAAAAGGAAGAAACGTGAATATATTCTATTTACATGAAGACCCTGTGCAGAACGCAATGTGGCATATTGACAAACACATAGTCAAGATGCCTATTGAGTATGGGCAGTTGTTGTCCACTGCCCATCGTATTTTGGATGGTTGGGAATACTTAGATAAAACTAAGAATGGTCGTAGGATTAAACGATGGAGATTGTTTGATGAACGTGAAGATTTGTTATATAAAGCATCTCATGTAAATCACCCATCTGCCCAATGGGTTCGTTATTCTAAACAGAACTATATGGTCATGTGGAAAATCTACATGGCTACACTTGCAGAGTATACTAATCGGTATGGTCGAGTGCATAAGACTTCTGAACTGTCAATGGCACTAATGCGTCCACCTAGATTTATTAAGGATAAAGGACTGACACCAATACCACAATGTATGCCAGATCACTGTAAGATAAAAGACAACCCAATAGATGCTTACAGGAAATACTATATAATAGAGAAGAACAGGTTTGCGTCTTGGAAGAATAGGGAGATACCAGAATGGTTCAAGAACGACATGAAGCCTATATGTTAAGACGAATTGGAGAAGAAGACTCTAAACGCAAAAAGGTTTTAACAGAACAAGAAGTTATGCAAAGAGATATGGAAGAACTTACCAGAGCTTATTATAGTGCAATTGGACGCATAAAAGAACTGAGTGAAGAAGTAGAATCACTCAAAGTAAAAATATTGCACTATGAAAATAATTACACAAGATTGAGGTAAATATGCCAACATACACAATAGAAAATACTGAAGAAGATGAAATCTATGACACAGTTTGTTCTTGGAATGATCTGCAAACTTTTCTGTCAGAAAATCCACAGTACAAAAAAGTTGTAACTGCACCAGCAATTGTTGGTGGTATCTCTGGTAAGACTCATAAAACTGATGCTGGTTTTAATGAAACCATGTCTAAGATTGCAGAATCACACCCAAACTCTCCCATGGCTGAACGATATGGTCATGGTAAAAACATTGCAGAAACAAGAGTTAGGAATGTTGCAAAAAAACATAAGTTACTTGATGTAACAGGACAAAATGTTAATAAACACTACACAAAAAATAAATCTACAGGTTTATATTAACATAAATAAAAATGTATAGATTGCAATTTAGTATTGTTTAAGGGTCTATACAGCACAGGGGTATGTGGTGGTTACTACGAATTGCCACCACATACTTCACCTCTATTAAGGATTATATAATGTCAAAACAAAAAGAAATAGGTGCAAGTGATCTTGCTGTAATCAAACCAGTTACAGATAGTCAACAGACAGTATTTGATACTTGGAAAAAAGGTAAAAATCAATTCTTGTTTGGGTGTGCTGGTACAGGAAAAACCTTTGTGTCATTGTACCTTGCACTACAACAAGTGTTAAAAAATGAAACACCATACGATAAGGTTATCGTAGTTCGTTCACTTATACCTACAAGAGAGATTGGTTTTCTTCCTGGCGATGAAGAAGACAAGGCTGCACTATATCAAGTTCCATATGCAAATATGATGCAGTTTATGTTTGAACAACCAAACGAACAAGCATTTAGTATGTTGTATGACAGACTAAAAACACAAGGTAGTTTTTACTTTATGTCTACATCGTTTCTTAGGGGTTTGACATTTGACAATAGTATTATCATTGTAGATGAATGTCAGAATTTAAACTTCCATGAACTGGATACCATCGTTACAAGGGTAGGACAAGATTCAAAGATTTTCTTCTGTGGAGATTTTGGTCAATCAGATTTGACTAGATTAAATGAACGTAATGGTCTTATGGATTTCTTACAAATCCTACATGAAATGGATGAGTTTAACTGTACAGAATTTAATATAGGAGACATTGTTCGCTCAGGTTTTGTAAGAAGTTACCTGATACAAAAAACTAAACTGGGTATGGGAATAGAGTAATTGGCAAATATTTATATGACACCGGCACAAGACGGTTGGCCAGAGTTTACACAAAAATCACCAGTTAAAATAAAACAGTTGAAGGGTTCAAACATAGATTCCTTTAACAACGACTTAGAACGTGATATAAAGGACGCTGGAGACCGGCTGAGGGGTACTACTGCTGCGAAGTGTTATATGACCCAATGGGATATGCACAAACATTATCCTAGTTTTGAGATACTAGGTAATCTGGTAATTGACCTTGCAAAGACTATGCCTATGGCAGTTGGTACAAATGAAGATGGAACACCAAGACAGTATGCACTAAGAATCGAAGACTTTTGGAGTTTAATATATAGTAAAGGACATATCTGTAAACCACATCAACATTGGCCTCATTTGTGGAGTTTTACATATTGTGTTAGAGGATGTGAAAATTGCGCTCCTTTAGTATTTCCAGATGCTGGTGGACTAGAAGTAAAACCATCTGAAGGACAACTTATAATCTGGCCTGCATGGTTATACCATGAAGTACCAGAACAGAAATGTGACCATGAAAGAATTATGGCGGTTGGAAATTTAGATGTGGATTGGGAAGAAACTAGAATCCCTGTTACAGAACATAAACTTACACCACCACCAAAGGGGAGTAATGATAATGCGTAGAAAAAACAAAACTACAAGAGCAGATTACATAAAAACTCGTATCGGTCAGTTGATGGATGACATGAATAAAGCACATGACCAACATGATAAAAACTGGTACAACAGATTAATTCAAGAACTTAATTGGGCTTATCAGATGGATGAAAAACCCGATCACAATTGTTACATGGAAAAGGCAGGGTGGTAATGAATATTAATGAACTAAGAAAAGAAATCGAATACGATGAGGGGAGCGTCAATGAAATATACCTTGATCATCTTGGTCTTGCTACCTTTGGCATCGGCCATCTGGTTAGGGAACAAGACCCCGAATATGGACAAGAGGTCGGAACACCTGTCCATACCGACAGATGCATTGCGGCCTTCAACGAGGATATCCAAACAGTCTTGTCAGACTGCCACACCCTATACTCAGACTTTGATGATTTGCCAGAAGAAGCTCAAAGAATAATCGCAAATATGATGTTTAATATGGGGAGGCCTCGCTTATCCAAGTTCAAGGGAATGAAACGTGGTGTGGATGCAAGAGATTGGAACGCAGCAGCAGATGAAATGGTTGACAGCCAGTGGTATCGTCAAGTAACTAAAAGGGCAGATCGTTTGGTAGAGCGAATGAGAAATGTCGGATAAGTATACTCAAAGACAATGGGATAGGACTGTAGGGTTGGGTAAAGTTCCACCAGAATGGTCTATCTTACCAGATTTTAATATTGAAGAAAGTGAAAATAATGAAAAAGTTCAACCACAAACCAGTGACACTGGAACCGATAAAAGCGACTAACAAGGATGGTGTTCGTTTATATGAAACACCAGATGGTAACAAGTATCCATCAATAACTACAGTCCTGTCAGTAAGAAACAAACAAGGTTTATTTGAGTGGCGTAAACGTGTGGGAGAAGATGTTGCAAACTACATCGCCCGTACTGCTGCAGCTCGTGGTACAGCAGTTCATCATATGTGTGAAGACTATCTGAACAATGGGGATATGGAAAAACACAAGAAGAATTTCCTACCTCATGCACTATTCACACAGATGCGTGACAATTTGTTACACCGTATAGACAACATTCATTCACAAGAATGTGGACTCTATAGTGATAAATATAGAGTCGCTGGTAGAGTAGATTGTATTGCAGAGTTTGATGGTAAACTATCCATCATTGATTTCAAAACATCTACTAAAGAGCGTAAAGATGAGTATAACGAATCTTACTATATCCAAGCATCTGCATATGCTGAGATGTTTGAAGAACGTACAGGAATTGAAATTAACCAGATTTGTATTCTTGTAGTTACACAGGATGGAGTAGTCCAAGAGTTTGTAAAAGACAAAAAAGAGTATTTACCTCTATTGATCGAAACCATCTCGCAATGGGAAGAAAGAAATGAAATATCTATCAACAGTATTACTAACATGGACAATGTTGTTACTGTATAATGTAGCCAATGCAGAACCAAAAGATTTTATACAACCAGAAACAGAAACACCACCTCAAGTGTTTCAGTCTGAGAAACCAGTAACTTGTACTACTGACGCCTATGATGAAGTAAAACAAAACTTCCTAGAATCACATGGAGAAGTTGGTTTTATGAGATATGTAAGTGACAGAAAAACTGCTGTTGAAATAATTGGTAATCCTAATACTGGTACTATTACTATCTTAGAATTTATACCATCAAACGAGTATACTTGTTTTATTTCTGTGGGTAAATCACTAGAGGTAAATAGTAATGTTTTTGATAAAGCACAACAAGGTATTCAAACTAGTTTTTAGTTTCAAAAACTACTTGACAGATGAGTTATAGTGTGGTATAAATATAAGTACAATCGGTGAAGCGAGTTAAACGCAAAACTGGACGCCGGGGCAGTACCGGCCGCCTCCACCATAATTACATGGAGAAGATATGTCTGAAGAAAAAAAGAATGGTATAGTTGTAAAAGATGATCACAACGAATTTGAATTGTGTTTGCGATTCTTTGGTAACGAAATACTTGCTATCAAACTTGCAGCATCAAATTTTAATGGTAAACTAATTATGTGGGCTATGGTTATCATGTTCTTTACTTTTATGATTATGGAAGTATTTGGATTTAGTGCATGGTTAGGTATTGATTCTGGTATGTAATTATGATGGGGGCGAAATAGGATCGACAGGTTGTTAATAGGTTAGTGGAGATTGTGGGATGACCGCCTAATAGGTCAATTGAGTAAATGCAAACGATAACTTTGCAATCGAGGGTTATGCACTAGCTGCATAATCTCACGGAGTTCGGTGGGTACTTAGCAACAGAAACCCACCACCTTATTATGGAGTTTATATGTACAGAGTGACAGGATATTTTAGAGAACAAAAGGTAGTCAAATACTTTATAGATATATATGACGCTATTGAGTTCAAAGATATTGTCGATGCAAACTATCCTCTGAAAGTGACATTTGAAAAAGGAGTTTATCCAGTGAGAACATTTATAGTAAACAGTTGGAACGCTGTAATGAGTTTAGATTACAATCCACTTAAAAATATTCCAGACACAAGTACGAGACATTTAATCATGCAAGTATTGGCTTGGATGTGGTGTATTGTGTTCGGTTTTATTGTCGGTAGTTGGACACTATTTGGTGTCAGTGCTATTATTCACCTTGTACTACTTGCTGCGATTGCAATTACAGTAGGTACGTTTGAAACTGCAAGACGCAATCCACAATACTTTGGTGGATTTGGTAGAGCAAATGGTGGAGAACACGAATAGGCGTACACGGCACCGCCTGCAATGTTGCGAAATGCCGTATCAAAAGGAGAGTCTGATTTGGTCACAGACACAACTGCAACCAGACGCATATATTTTCTGGCACTGCTACATTTGGATAGGACTGACCATCCTATCTTTTTTCCAGAAACCCATTGACTACAACACTATAGTGTGGTATATTAGAACAATAATAAACGTGAAGGTAAACAATGCAAACACCAAAAACATTCTCATTAGAAATTGAAAAGGTCGCTAAAGACAAAGGTATCAATCATATGGATGCAGTACTCTGGTATTGTTCTAAAAATGATCTTGAACCTGATACTGTTGGGCGACTTATCACCAAAGGTCTTAAAGAAAAAATTGAGGCAAATGCAAGAGAGTTAAATTTCTTGGAACGAACAGCACAACTACCAGTATAGAAAAGGAAATGGTAATGAAAAGTGAAGTAAATAATGCTTTTGAAGCTCTTGAGGGATTGTACCAAGAGAATCGTATGAAGGTTTTAGAGTTTGAAAATGCAGAACTGCAACGTAAAAATGCAGAACTGATGGAACGATGCAAAACTCTTGCAAGTCGTGTTCCGGCTTGGCCTAAAGGTTATCGTCCTACTCGTAAAGCATTGGATGAAAAGAAGCGATATGATCGTAGAACTAATTGACCATATGGGCAGTGACCTCTCTGTAGTGAACGCTGCCCGTGTCTCTTATGCAAAAGAGAGTAAAGAGTTTTCTGATCAAGATGCAAAACTCATCAACTATCTTGCAAAACACAATCATTGGAGTCCTTTTGGACACGCATCTTTGCAGTTCAGAATTAAGGCTCCAATCTTTGTCGCAAGACAGTTAGTAAAGCACCAAGTCGGTCTGGTATGGAACGAAGTCTCTAGACGTTATGTAGATGACAAACCAGAGTTTTATCAACCACCATTCTGGCGCAGTAGACCAGAAAATAGTAAACAAGGTTCTGGTGGTGAAATAGTATTATCTGATCAAGCAGAAGGTAAGACAGAACTAAACCATAATTATAACTGGTATATGCAATCACTTGAACGGTTCTATGATCAACTGTTGGGTGAGGGTGTTGCACCAGAGATGGCAAGAATGGTATTACCACAGTCTACATATACTGAGTGGTATTGGAGTGGAACTTTAATGGCATTTGCTCGTGTATGCAATCTGCGATGTAAATCGGATACCCAACTGGAAACACAAGAGGTTGCAAATTTAATTGACATGGAAGCACAGTTGTTGTTTCCTATATCATGGGAGGCACTAAGAGATGGATAATGGAATACCGATATTCCCTGCTGGAGTATTAAAAATATATCAGAATCCAAATCCACCAATCATACCAGACATAGATGATTTCGATTATTCTAAACAGGGTAGTGGTAATCCAGACTCAACACAGTTTGGTTCAGAGAATCCAAACATCGTAGATAAAACAGGATTGGCTGATCTGAAAGTATGGTTTGAAGAATGTATCAAAGACTACTTTGACAATGTGATGACACTTGCATATGAAGAGTTTTGGATACATGAGTCTTGGATTAACAAGTCAAGACCAAACTCTGCACAGAGTATGCATAATCATAGTAACTCTCTTATTAGTGGTGTTTACTATATCGAGTCTACTCCTAATCATCCACCTTTGTTATTTGAAAAGGTTGCTTACAATGCAGACCCATTCATTTCATTGAGGAAACATTATCATCAAGCCAATCCTAACTTTACAAATAGAATTGCAATGCCTTGTACTCAAGGTTCGTTGATTATATTTAACAGTTATCTGTTTCATGGTTTTGCTCAGAACAAAACAACTGACCCTAGAGTAAGTCTTGCATTTAATGTTCTTGCAAATCTATCAGACAGAGACACTTATAAGTTAGATTTTGTAAAGAAAGAAAGATGGGTTGACAATCACAATGCAGACTATACAGTTAAGTCTGATGGTGCAGAAGGTCAAAATCATATTCAAGTAAAGAATGGTGGAAGTATCGAAGACGGCACTATTCGGAGAAGAATGTCTAAATGAATAAGCACATAGTCTATGGAAACGGAGAGTCCAGACCTCGCAAACCGATTATAGGGGGTGACTTTAAAACTTGGGGCTGCAATGCAATCTATCGTGATTTTGCACTTGACAATCTCGTTTCTGTAGACTATAATATGCAACAAGAGATATACGAATCAGGTTACGCATTAAAAAATAAATGTTGGTTTTCTGATTGGAGTATCTTACCAGACTTTGATGCTGACCTAATGAAAATTGGTTGGTCAGATAATGATGGTAAAATATATGAAACTGAAAAACTGTCTAGAACAGACTGTGTGGTTCAAGGCAAAACAAGAGAGTTGATTGAAAGCAACATTGAAGAAATCATGTTTCATAATTCACATTTGATTGAAGAAGATTTGAGACAAAAACTGGAAAAAGATATTGGTCTGTTTATCACATGGATTGAAAAAGAAGATCAAGTAAAGGAAATAGACTTTCCTAAAGGATGGTCTGCTGGAAATACTGCACTACACCTTGCTTGTCAAGATGGTGCAGAGGAAGTGTATATGTTAGGTTTTGATGGAAGTGACTATTCCAAACCACTAAATAACGTATACAAGGGTAGTAATAATTATCTACCTGAGTCTAGTCGTGGGTTTAACACGATTAACTGGGATAATCAATTTAGAATGACACAGCTGGAGTTTCCTAATGTGAAGTTTTATAAGGTTGGAACAGATTTAACATACGATGAATTTAAAAGTAACATACGATAACATAAGGAGATACATATGTCGTTAGATAGCCTAAAGAGAAACAATTCTCTTGATAAATTACTTGGCGAAGTAAAGAAAGAAAACGCACCTCAAGAAAAGAAGTCTTATAAAGATGAACGTCTGTGGAAACCAGAACTAGATAAGTCTGGTAACGGTTATGCAGTCATTCGTTTCCTACCAGCAGTCGAAGGTGAAGATATGCCTTGGGCAAAGGTATGGAATCATGCGTTCCAAGGCCCTACTGGTCAATGGTATATTGAGAACTCTCTCACTACTATTGGACAGAATGACCCTGTGTCAGAACTTAACTCTAAGTACTGGAACACAGGCATTGAGTCTGACAAAGAGATTGCCCGTAAACAGAAAAGAAAGTTGCAATACTTCTCTAACATCTATGTTGTCAGTGACAGCAAGCATCCAGAGAATGAAGGTAAAGTATTCTTGTTCCGTTATGGTAAGAAAATCTTTGATAAGATTATGGCTGCAATGCAACCTGAGTTTGAAGATGAGACACCTATCAACCCATTTGATTTTTGGGAAGGTGCAAACTTCAAACTGAAGATTCGTAAGGTTGACGGTTATTGGAACTATGATAAGTCTGAGTTTGAAGCACCATCTGCTATGTTTGATAATGATAACCAGATTGAAGAAGTGTGGAAACAACAGTATGCTCTTGCAGAGTATTCTGCTCCATCAAACTTCAAGTCATATGAAGAACTGAAGACTCGTCTTGATACTGTCCTGTCTGGTAGTGTTACTGTAGGTAACATTGCTGAGAAGATGGAAGATGCTCCTGTCGCATCACCAGTAGTCGATACTGCACCTGTGGATAACACTCCACCATTTGCAACCGACTCATCTGAGGATGATGATACTATGGACTACTTCCAGAAACTTGCTGGATAAAGGGTCAGGTGATAAATATCCCTAGTCGCTGAATTAGATTCGGACTGAAACAATCACTGTACTAAGACGAAGAGGTAGGAGCAATCCTGCCTCTTTTTTTTATGGAGCTCCAGCAAAATCAGGAACACCCATCATAGAAGGATTAACTAAACTTTCACTTGTAGATGTCATGTTAGTTGTAGAATCACCACCTTTATTTACATTGGTAACAATCGTTGCTCCACCAGCTCCACCATTTGCACCACTTCCTGTTAGATTTCTATCACGATTACCTGATAACTGCAATTGCATTTTCTGTTGTTTTAGTGATGCAAGTTCTGCTCTTGCAGATTTAAGATCGGCTTCTGAAGTGTAAGCTTCTCCTTTGAGACTGCCAGCAGCAATACCACTTTCAAGTTCTGCAACTCTTTTTCTACGTTTCAGTTCTGCTTCTGCCATGGCATAGTCACCACCGGCTGCACTAATCACAGAGATTGCTTCTGCTGCTTTCATAAGAGGGGTAACATTCTTTGCCAGA